CCAGCACGGTACCGGGGGCGAGCTTGCCGGCCCCAGAGGCGAGGGTGACGGTGTCGCGGGTGAAGTCGCGCAGCACTTCCCATGTGAGGAAGCCGCCGGGATGGGGGCCTTCGGTGAGCGTGGTCATGATTTCAGCCTTTCAGTTTGAAGGTGCGGGCGATGACATCGCCCCAGGGGCGCGTCGTGGGGTTCGGCCCCGGTTGCGGGTGATGCGGCGTGATCTCCGGCTCCGCTGCGGCGCGGGCGTCTAGGTGTCACATCCCGGCAGGTAGTATGGCTGTTTTTTAAACAACTCTGGTTTGAGTTTGTGCCAGTCCTTCATGGCTTGCAAGGGCGCTTTACTGCCCAAGGATGACTGCGGGAGCTGCTGGTTGTAGAGCCAGACGTAGCGATGCATTGTCGTCCCCAGTTC